TTGTAGGAGCGATGACTTCAGCGTTACCGATTAGGTAATGAGGAAAGCCATCTTCTAGGTTGATTTGGTACGTTCCGTCTTCAAGCTTAACAACACTGCTTACGCCTGACCCCTGAACCGCACCTACCGCACCTGATGCACCCACAACGAAGTTACCTTCAATGAAGTTTAATTCAGGATTACGGCTATATAAGAATTGATAACCATATCTGTTAGCCATTTAAATTTTTCCCTTCTTAAAAAAGGGGCTAGGCGCACGAATGCACCTAACCCCAATTTAATTTCTACAGCAATTTAACTACGCCGTTATGTCCTGGGGCAACACACTTCAATTGGAAGTATCCACCCACTCGGATTTCATACCCATCGGCAGTGCCTTGACGTAAGAAGTCTAGGCCATCAAGTCCTAAGATATGAGGCATTTTGTTTAGTGATCGCATTGACCAAGTATCCCAAGTCATCATGTATGCTCGGTCGACTTGACAGTTACGGTCTGGAACGACATTGATCTCGCCGTTCGGGCCGTGCATTTTCACTGAAGAGTACGAAAAGTATCCTTTAGGGTCAGAAACCTTGTTGTACTGAACCTTTGCGCCCATTGACTTGATTAGGTCAGCGTAGCGTAGTGGGTTCATAAGTACGATGTCAGGGTTACCACCGTTTACTGATACTTCAGTCGCTGATTGAATCAACGCTTCTTCGATAGGAGCTCCTGTAGCATCGGTGAAAACACCAGCTAGAAATTGCTTATCGACTGATCGGTCTACACCAAAAAATGGAGTAGATGATACTGAAGAACTGAATGGAATCCATCCAGAGAAACCAGCCATCTTAAGGTTAGAGTCACCGTTAGTTAACAAGAAGTTACCAGCGGCAATCGTTCCGATACCTGCTGACCAGTTGCCTGATGCAGTAAGTTCGCCAGTAGCTCGGTTTACGTTAGTGATGATCACTGTACCAGCAAGCGGAGTACCGCCATCGGTAGCAGAAGCCTGAAGTGTTTGGTTAACGAAAAAGTTAACAACGTCAGCAGGGTTAGCAAGTGTGATTGTCGCAGTACCTACGTTTGATCCAGCACTGATTTGACCGATTGTACCTGTACCAGATCGGTACAAAGCTGAAGCGTTTCGTAATCCGAAGATTTGAAAAGCTCCGTCCATCTCAGTTTTTAGTGCTGACATGAATGCACCTGCGTTATTGCGTGAAGCTTCGATAGTTTCACCAGCAATGTTAGCAGTAGCGTAATCGCTTACTCGTTGTAGCAAGAAAGCCTGTAAGCTAGAGGCTTGCTTGTTTGCTAGAGCTGAAGAAAAGCTAGAAGATGCACCTTGAGGGTTACTGTATAATACAGGGTATTTCTCAACTTCACCGTAAAAGTCTTCAGACTTTTTGATCAAGCCAAGTGCAGGGTTGCTTTTATAAACTAGATTCTCAATTGTCGGCTCTTTATAGAGCTGCTTAAGCGCGGCGGCAAAAGCTGTTTGGTCCATTGTGACGGCCATGATAGTAATCCTCCAAAGGATATATAGGGTTGAAAGTTATTTATTTGTTTTCAACGCTTTTGGGCATCCTTTGGATTCACTTAACCAAGCCCGAAACACTTAAGATAGCGTTACAGTAATCAGTACACCATTTATATCGGCATTTCGTCAAGTAACTTTAATCTCATCCTGACCTAGCTTGTTGCAAGGCTGCGATTGCATCTCGCATTCTTTCCTCGTCGGTTGGGATTCTTTTAGAATCGTCTGCCTTTGGTGCTTCAGGGGCAGAGGTTGGAAAGAACGAGTTAAGCGTCATTGACTTATCTTTTTGATCTTCCGCTTGCTTCTCTTGAAACATGCCTAGCTTTTTTAGTAGCTTCGGCAATGATTTGGCGTTCTTTACTTGTGTTTCTAATAGCTTCTCGGCTTCTGCGTTCATCTTGGTTAACACTTCATCAAGCGATGGAGGTGTACCTATCTTCTGACCGATTTGAAACCAAGCTTCAAACACTTGATCTTCAAAGTTTTGAATATCGGATAAAAACTCATACTTCTCACCAGCCTTGGTTACTGTGTCTTTAATGACTGATTTGAATTGAGTAATGTTTTGCTCTTGAATCTTTTCCTCGTTCTTTACTCGCTCTTCTAACTCCTTGGCCTTTTCTTCCTTGGTCATATTCCTAAGCGATTCAATTTCTTTCTTAAGCTCTTGAATCTGAAACTCTGGGTCTTTTCCATCGTTAGCAAAATGACGCTTGATCAAAGAATCAGGCTCGATGCCAAACTCTTTAGCGGCAAGTATTCCGTTTTCTTCAAGCAACGCCTTGACCTGATCTTTGGTTAGATAGTTACCTTTTTCAGACTCAAACGCTTTGCGCTCTGATTCAAGCTTCTCTCGTAACTCGCGAGCTTTCTTCTCAGATTTAGCTAGAGAACTAAACGAGTCTCTGACAGTTAATGACTCGTCCTTTAAAGGGGTCTCTCCCTCTAGGCTTTTTTTTTCCTCGGTAACCGTTTCTGTTTTCGCTTCTACTTGAGGTGCTGCCGTTTCTTCAGGCGTTTCTACAAATAGATTAGCGAATGGATTTGATTCAGTTTCAGTTGTTTGTGTGGTTGCGGTTGTTTCTTCACTCATTGCGGTACCCCTCCTACGGGCTGTTGTGGTTGTTGGGACATTTGTTCAGGCTGTGCTTGCGCTTGCATTGCTTGCATCTGGGCCATTTGTTGCTCTTGAAGCTTCATCGCTTGCTCTTTAATGATAGCGTCAGCCGATACCATCCATAACTGTAGCATATCAAGCCGCTCTTGCTCTAGTCCCTCTCTGCGTCCTGATAGATACGCACTTAGGAACATAGGCATCGCTTGTTGTATCGGCATCTTAGGATCGGGCGCAATGTATTCACCGTCGTCTACGATCTTTTCAATAACGTACTCAATAAAGTCGGTTGGGCTGTTCTTATATTTCATGTACCCCTCAAGATCAGGGAAGTCTAATAGCTTCATGGCCCATTCTTGATCAATTAACCCGATGCCCATCATATCCTTAATATCGTTAAACCGTCCCATCGGAGTCTGGGATAAATACGAGGTTGGGAATGCTTTGATTACAAATGCATCTCGATCAAGATCAACGTCTGACCATCTAATCGTTTCGATGAACGTACCAGCGTCCACCTTTTCAAAAGCATCTACCCCACGTTCAGCGATAGCCTTTTGTTCAGTGATCATAAGATCAATAAGCTTAACGTGCGAGTCTTCCCACATTTGACCAAGTAGCATGTACCTCTCGGCCTCAATGTCGTTATGCTCCCGTAACGCTTTCCCTGAGTCTAACCCTTCAGGCTTTTTAGCTTGAGCAGATAGCATGGAAACGCCTACCTGCTCGTAAGCTTCTTGTATTAACTGGGTCTTATGCATGAAGTAGGTTTGATCAATAGGAGCCGCTGCAACGTATTGAAACTCACCAGCTCCACCCACCTCGATGATCCCACCCACTTCGTTATTAATCTTGGATTTAACGATAGTAGAACCAGCTTTTAGAAGAACTTTAGGAGACGCAAGATGCAGTGCTAGTTGTATCTTGTGCATGGTTTTATTCAGTTCAATTTGTGTAGAAGTAAGCTGACCAGCCATTGAGGTTCCACCGAAGCCGACCATTTGTTTCGAGTACATCAGGTGAACGTATGGGAACGTGCTACGGTTCCACTTCTCGGTAAACAGTTCAGCGTTATTTACGCATAAGCTATGCACCCCGTCTTTTTCACCAGGCATTGAAGGCAAGTGCCAAGCCTCGTACATGTAGATCGAATCGGCTAGGGCCATGGAGTAGTTATTAGACCGATCAAAAGCTGAAGGGGCGGCATCGATTGCGTCTGCGTGTTTAGGAAACATGCGCTTTGCAACGTCACGCTTAAATATTCTCACCTCAAACATAGAGGTAGGGTGACCGTTCTCTGCGTCCCTATCATCCCACTTAACGTAGTCAGGAAACACTCGTTCACAATGTACTTTGTCATCTTTCTCAAAAACCTTTAAGAATCCGTTACCAAAGACCAAGGCATCTCGAAACGCTTCGGTTAGATGATCACGGGCCTTAGTTCTAGTCATCATCCCAAGCCCGTACTTGGTTAGGTTCTTAGCCTTCTTTTGGGCTGAAGATTCACCGCCATCGGTAAGGAATGATACCTTGATCTTATTCTTTGCGATCTTATTAACGAGGGTGTCAACGGTTGATCTGACTACGTTAAACGTGTACCGCTCGGATGGAAGTGCTGCGTTTGAAACACGAGCGTAGTTGGTAGTATTTAACCCTAAGATCGGAATGTTAGCGTACATCCGCATGTGCTTAAGGTTCGCGTCTTTCTTGTAAGATTGTTCGGTATCAATTTGTGAAACGATGCCAGCAATTTCTTGCGCTCTTTCTTCACCCTTTAATTCCCACCAGTATTCTTTAATCATATTTACGCGCTCCAAAGAGTATAATCTTCATCTGTTAAAATATCATTGCTTTGCATTAGTTGTACCGTAATTAAGTAATTTTCAAAAGAGTATCCGACCATGCCAGCGTTTATCAGAACCTTGCAAGCGTAGTCGATCAGTTCAGAAGTTATTATATTGTTCTTCCTCTGTTCTACGTCTTGCGATTTCTTCTTCTTGCTCGATGATCTTGCGTTCTTCTTCTTTGGCCCACTTTTCACTTCCATGCTCGATCCTTTCAGGTAGAGGTTTAGACATAAACGAGAACACACGCCGATATGCGTATAGTACGGAATCGGCTAGATCGTTTGATAGTCTAGGGTCTTCAAGCCCCTTGTCGTCTTTGGTTAGGGTTAGATACTGATCGATCAGCTTGTCACATGTGTCTGACACCATCAGTCTTTGGTTTCTAAAGTCGTCGTTTAGTAGCGCGATCCAAGATTGTTTATCGACTTTCTCGGCGGCTCTAATCGGTAGCCCATGCCTGATGATCAGCTCGGTTGCAATTGTTTTACCGAGACCACCTGTATCGCACTCGACCACTACTGGCCGATAACGATCAATGATCCTTTTACAAAACTCAGCAATCTCTGTCACGTCCATGCCTGAATAGCCGTCACTGTATACAATCCATGCGGTCTTTTGCGTTTCAGAGTACGCAATGACAGAGATGGCGCACTTATCGTTGAAGCCAAGGTCAAGGCCCATGATGTAGATGGGTTTATCGACGTTATCTCGGTAGGTATCGGCGTTTCGTTGACGGTTGAATTGATAGACGAGGGATGAGGCATCGGTGACCCATCTTCCCATGTACTCTCTTAGTAGTGTTGGGTGCTGATCATCCCAATTCATTTTTTTAATGTGCTTTTCTAACCAGTCCTTCGCGTTAGGAAGAAATGGGTTTCTAAGCATTGAGAGTCTGTGTTGGGAGTAACCAGCGTGATTAAGCTCGGTGATATTGTAGAAGTATCCATCCATGATCGGGCCTGGGGTTCCGCACACGGTAAGCGATCCATCGTAATCGAGTAGCGCAGGTTTAAGAATCTCGTCAATCATTTCTTCAACGTGTCTTCTGAATGATTGAAGTTCATCGATACACACCTCTGAATACTTGGCACCTCGTAGCCTTTGCATGAAGTTTTTCATATCAGCTCCGACAAGCTTAATGATCGATCCGTTAGGAAGATGCGCGGTAAGATCGGCCTCTTTCATGGTCGCACCGATATTATGCTTATCGTTCAACTCTTGGAGTACGGGCCACATGATTGATTTAGCTGAATCACGGGTAAGAGCGATGTATAGGGCTATAGACCGCTTATGTTTGCGAGCGGCTCTGAATAGGCGTGTACCCATACCGTGAGTCTTTCCTGATCGTCTGGTTCCAAGCACAGCAATGTCTTTAGCGTCATCCAAGATGAATTTCGCCTGATCGGGATACTCTTGAGGCACTAGCCAGTTGGGGTCAGTCTTAACGGCTTGTGCGCTTGCGAGTTTGTACAGCAGAGTGGTGGCTACGATGTTATGAATTGCGCTTCCCCTTTTTCTTAGGTTCAGGCTTAACTTCTGGCTCTGATTCTGGCTTTGGTTCAGGCTTAGGCTTTACGATTACGAGCTCCTCTTGCACCGATTCATTCTCGATGTATACGCACTCAACGCCAGTCATCGGGATAACGATTGACCGATCCTTTAAGCAATCGGCATCTACTTTAAATCCTATTTGATTAAGCTCGATCTTTAGACCTGGGATGGTTGACCCACCGATCACTAATCGGTCAGTAACAACACCTACTCGTACGGCTGATTTAAGTTTAAGTTCTAATATTTTCATGCGTGATCCCTTTCGAAAAATAGATACGGGTTGTACTCGGCTTTGAGTTCTTTAAATAACTTAAAGTGTTTAGTTTTGTGAGTGATAAAGAGTTTACCTTTTGCGATCTCTTTGATCATGAGGGTTGCGATCCCAAAGTTTCTGAACTTTGGTTTGACGTGAATGTAATGAATGATCGTGTCATTGTTGAATGGTTCAAAGACTGTGTACCCGATGATGACTGAGGGATCGTCTTCAAGTGCAGTGATTAGCACGGGGCATGAGTCAACAATGTCTTGAGCTAGATGCTTTTGGTGATCCATGTAGGTATTGAACTTAATGGAGCGAGCGAAGTCTGACTGATGATAAGACTTGCACCACGTCACGATGACGTGTCCTAAGTCATCAGGTTGAGCGAGTCTAGTTATTACTGGAAGATTTGTCTTCAATTTGTTTAGCCTCAGTTTCGATGAGCTCGTGTTTTTCAGCGTTCATAGACTTTAACTGTTCTAAAGATTCTTCAGCAGCATCGATGATCTGCTGAAGTTCTTCTTTGCTAAGCCTTGCAGGATTAACGACTTTATCTTGATCAAGCTTTGATATATCGACCTCATGGTAGCGGTTTTGCATCATGAAGAACCACACGGCTGATGAGAATTTCACACCGTCTGGGAGCATTAAAGCTTGTTTCCCCATAGTTTCAAGCCAAGCGAGTCCGAGTGGCTCGTACATTTTCTTAGCGTTAGCAAACTCAGGGTATTGATTGATCCAGCGGAATAGAGTGCTGAAAGGAATCTTTGCCACGGCGGCAAATGATCGGAATGAGTAACCGTTCTCAAAGTGTTCTTTGAGTTTAGGAATTAAATCGGGTGAATATTTTCCAGGTTCAAGATCAAGATGCGAGTAATCGTGAACCTTCTTTTTATTTCCCCTTGCCAAAGTGTTTTATCTCACTTTCAAAGGAAACCAGAAGAGTTTTAGCACGATTCTCTGGGGCGATGAGTAGAAGTTGTATCAACGCTTTGATGATTCTTCTAAACTTAATTGCCCCCATCACTAAACGGGTAAAGTTCATCATTTAACTTGGATAACTATTTTAGATTGATTTTACAAGCGTAAGATGACCAAAAGTTTACATAATACTTAAAAAAGTTTACATAATAATATAAGTAGTTACCAGATTTAGTCGGTTACTTATAGAAAAAACCCGACCATCTGTGTATGGAGTAAGAAAACGACCACAGATGATCGGGCCAACTAACGCGAAAGAACGACATTTGTAGTTTAAGGGTTAATCTGAATTTCTTTCAACAATTTCTTTCATGGCTAGGCAATCAGGGCAAGTGACGGCCTTCCAGTTGAAGATGACATAGCTTGAGTAGTGGGGCGCACCGCATAACGCTTGTTTCTCGGTATAGTATTTGTGAATCATAGAGCCTCAATTGTCATAGTGACTGACCCATTTTTGATGACGTTGGCCCGTTCGATCAGGAGCCTATCGATCTGGCTATCATCATTCCAGACCCCTGCCTTCGTCACACTGTCTAGAATCGCTTTTAAGACGTTATCTAAATCGCGCTTCCGCTTATCAGGGGGAAGCATCTTAATCGCCACAGAGAGCCTCTGAGAGGGGAATGCGCCAGCATGTTTAGAGATCAGCATTGCGGTCAGTGCGTAGAATTGTTTCCCCTCTGGCTTGATGTAGCTAGAGCCAAAGCGAGTGCGTCCGTAGAGGTGATTGACTGAGGGAGGGTAAGGGATTGTGAAAGTCACCAGCATTGAGGTGATCGTATCATTCTAGGCTTTTAATGTAATCAATGACTGATGATATTTTTGAGAGTGTTTCGTTTGCCATCATTTCTTGCATGTCCCATTCCTCGTAGATGGTACGGCTTACGTCTGAGAAAATCGAATTTAATTGGTCAAGTGCTTGTTCTTTTGTCATTGAAAAAAGGTAGTATTTTATTCAAAAAAAGTCAATTTCTGACATCCTTGTTACAAAATTCTAATGGTCAACTATTATAAGTTATTATTATTATTATATATTGTATTATTGTTGTAAGTTGTATTGTTGTATAGATATACCCTTATAATAATTGACTAAAGTATTCTTATCAGATTATTTTAATATAAGCCCACCCCCATAAACATATACAGGGTATATGCCTACAACTTACAACTTTTACAACTTTCTAAAACATTAATAAAAACAATAAGATAAAATAGTTGAGCGTTAGAATTTTGTATGCAACTTACCAATATTAACAGTTCTTAACTATTTAGAAGCCATATAAACGATCTTAGGCTTAGTTGACTTTCCTTGGTTAGCATTAACCTTAACGATTTTACCTGACTCCTCAAGTGAGTTAATAACCTCGTCTAGCTCCCTTGATTTGATCCAACGATTTTGACTGATCAACTTAGTTCGATCAACGGTGCCATTTGGGCTCGCTTTGATAAACGATAAAACTCTAATGACGTTAGACTCGACCCAATTTTCAGCATGCGCGAGCTCGTAGAGTGGCTTTGAGTTGTGCCAGCAAGTAGTCACCACCTCATTACCCCATATAACGCTGTCAACGTCGATTCTAGAGCGTCCAAGCGACAATGCGTCTAGTAAGGCAAGCTTTGCTGTAATCTCCGCAAATCGCCCTATAAACGCGCTCTCGAATCCGTCTGGGTCTATACGTTTTTGGTTGTGGTATTTCTCCTCTAAATCAATCCAGTATTCATGTGCCTCATCGGTCATCTTAACGATTCTTGGTTGATACCTAATGCCGAGAGATACATCTTCACCTTTTTCGTTTTTAATCTTAGCCAGAATATTTTGTTCAGGATTAAAGTCAGGATGAACAATCTTTTCAGTTTTAACCATTTTAGAAACAAATGCTTCCAACGCTTTTTGTTGCTTCTCCCCTGAGACTCTTTTCTTCCTTCCTCGGTATTCACCGACCTCATTCTGGAAAAAGATCAGCATTCGAGGAAGGAATCCTTTGGCGGCAACTTCTTTGGTGACCGATGTTCTAAATCCCTTTGGGGTTGTTGATCCAAGGAAAGAGACTTGAGGGTTATAGCAAGCCCCGAACGACTGGCCGTGATTTAAAGTTGTTTGACCGTGATACCGAGTTGACCCCTTGGTATATAGTTCACTCATTAACTCGACGATGTTTGATGCGTATCCCTCTTTTGACCCCATCGCTTTAAGCAGGGTTGAACACTCATCGATCACATCTAACCGCTCTTGCTGATTAGGTAGGTTCATAATGAACGAAACATCTGACTTGTAGTTTCCTGAACCGAGTAACCCTGAGTCAGCAAGCAGATCGTTTATGATGCTTTGAGATAGTTCTTTTCCGAACGATGAATAAGCAAGGTTTATGATGTAATTATTTGGGCAAGTGGTAAGCCCACGACACTCAGTGACAAACTTATTTGAAGCAAGTACCGACATTAAAGCGATAGCCCCACCAAGCCCGATTGCATCTTGATTCCCTGCGCTTTTTAATTCGCAAAGTTCATAGAAGTCAAGCATTGCGCCCCTTGGTTTAGGGTAAGGAATAAACTTAAAGCATTCCTTTTTAGCGATTTCAATTTGATCTTCAGATATTTCTATTGTTTGATTCTCGGTAAGCTTTGCGACCCCTGATGTGATTAATGAAATAGTGACTTTTGAAACAAACTTCCAAGCATTAATTTTAGCGTCTTCTTCATTTTCAGCTTTATAACTTTCTTTTGCATCAGTAAAAAGGCGCGGCGAGTGATGGATTTTATCCCAAGCATAAATTTCATCAACAATCTTAAGCTCGTCCTCACCTCTAGCACGCATCGCTGTAACAATGCTCTTTAGTTTGTTGTTTCGACCTGATGCGGAAGCGTCTGTTGATTTGAATAGTTTTTGAGACAATCTTTCTAAAACAGGAATGACACTCGGATCAAATTCAGGAAGGTCTTCGGCCTTCATGTTCTCTAAAGTGTCAGGAGTAAGCCAAAAATAAGGCTTTTTTGTTTCGGGGTGAATTGAATGAGGGATTAAACATTGTCTGCCATCGGCTAGGATATCGGCAAGGAAGGGGAAGCTGCGAGATTCGATATCTCTTAAGCTGGAGACTTTAGAGGGAACGCGAAAGAAGCGAGCCTCCCCTTTTTTACCTCGTCTCCTTACAGGTGAAGGAGGAAGCAAATTCAAAATGTCAGCGTCATCGGTGTCGATGTCAATCACGATGAGGTTTGACGCTGGCCCACAGGCTACACCGATATTAAGTTTTTGTGTATCCCATTTATCTACAAGCTGATCGCTTGGCATTTCTCGGCAATACTTTTGCCACTCTTGGATGATTGGATTTTTTCCGTTGGGGTTGATGGGTAAAACTGAATAACCATTTTCATATATTTTTCTGAACATGATGCGTCCTCTATATTGATGTTTTTGCTTTCAAAGTCTCCAGTTGTTTTAAACAGTAAAAAAAGAATTGACAGAAATCAACGCACTAGATTACTTTTATTTCCAGTCGTCAGAAGGTCTGATGATTTAAACAAACTGGAGAATAGAATAAATGAAGATAACGAACACGAAAGACATCGGCGTGAATGCGCTGAAGATTCTGGTTTATGGTGAACCAGGTTCAGGGAAAACAACATTAGCAAAGACGATCAAAGAACCGACACTTGTGATCAGCGCAGAAGCAGGGTTGCTTCCGCTTCGCGGTGAGTCGATAGATGTGATCGACATATCGACTGATAACGAGGGTAAAGTGATTCCGAAAGAAAAGCGGATCACGAGACTCGGCGAGGCGTATCAGTTTCTACAAACAAAAGACGCTGAAAAATATAAATGGATTTTCATCGATTCATTGACTGAGATTAGTCAAAACTTAGTTGAGCAGTTAGGCGTAGAGTTTCCCGAAAGAAAAGATTCCTTGGTGCTTTACGGTGAAAACTCGAAACGACTTCGAGGGTTGATTAAGGGATTCCGCGATCTACCAAAGTTTAACGTCGTTTTTACCGCGCTATCTGAAGTGGAGAAGGATGAAACGGGCCAACGGTTTACGCTTCCCTCAGTGGTTGGAAAACTAAGTCACTCACTGGCAGGATTCTTTGATGAAGTTTATTTCTTGCACGTTAACAAAGATGAGCAAGGAATTGAAAAAAGGGTTTTGGTTACGAGCAAAAGTGACAAGCTTGTAGCTAAGGATCGATCAGGCGCGCTTGATAAAGTTGAACCTGCTGATCTTTCTTTAATTGTCGCTAAAATAAAACAGAAAACAGAAACGAAAAAAGAAGAAAAGAAAGAGGAAAAGAAATGATAACAAGGCGCGATTATTTTGCAGGAGTAGCCCTTCAGGGGCTTCTTTTGTCAAACGATGAAGGTCTTACAGGATGCGAACTAACTGATAGTGCTGTGTTTTGGGCCGATAGCCTAATAAATAGCCTGAACGAATTAGAATCAAAACAAGAAAAGAAGGAAAATAAATCATGAGTATGTTTTTAGACTTAACTGGAGTTGAAGAAAAGAAACCTAACCTTGGAGTACCAGCAGGAAAATACAATGTTTCCGCATTTGAAGCTGAGGTAAAAGAAACAAGATCAGGCGGAGAGATGATCAAGATTAGGTTTAAAGTTTTAGATGGCGAACACGCTGGAAAGTTTATCTTTCACAGCTTTAACATTAAAAACGATAACCCGAAGGCTGTAGAGATTGGTATGGGCCAGCTTAAGTCAT